TTAAAAATGTTTCATCATCAAAACTTGATATAGTTTGTTCGCTTACTTCAATATTTTCTGAACTTGTTAAATCTTCTAAATCTTCTAACTCTTCTAATTTATTATTAACAATAGTTAAATTTTCTGGTTTATTTTTTTTAATATTAATAATGTCATCATCATCATCATGTTCATCTTCATCATCATGTTCATCTTCATCAGCATCTTCATCTTCATCTTCATCTTCATCTTCATCTTCATCTTCATCTTCATCTTTATCATCATCATCTTCATCATCGGCTTCGTCATCATCATCTTTATTTTCTTCATCATCGTCATCTTCATCATCATCATCTTCATCACCTTCATCATCTGATACAGATATTTTTTCCCCTAAATTAATTTTCTTAACTTTATCAAATTCTACATATTCACTTCTAGTATTTTCAACATTATTAGTAGTATTACTAGTAGACATAGATTTATTTAATAAACTAAAATGTTGCATTTGAATATTATAGTTCATAATAAAGTTTTGTAAAATTTTACCATGCTCAATAACACTTTTTTCTAATAAATTTAGTCTTCTATAGCAATATAACATAATTCCTCCACTTATTAATAAAATTAATCCAAAAGTTAATAAAAATCCTGAATCTATAAATTTAAATAAAATTGACATTTATATTAATGTATAATTATATTATTTTAAGTATTGTTTAACGAATAATATATTTAATTTTTCATATTTGTAATAATATTTTCTGGATAATTTAAATCTTTAAGTACCTTCATTGCTCCTTTTACTTTTGAAATACCTTTTTTTATTTTATAAGTATATTCAAAATCTTTAGCATTAGTGTTTACTTTCATGTATAAATTATTATTTTGTTTATTTAATTTTTTACATAATTTAGTGTAATGTGTTGTTAAAACATAATCTATATTATTAAATTTATTTAAATAATTTAAATAACCATAAGCACTATTAATTGCTTCATCTGGATTAGTACCGCTATATAATTCATCAAATACACAAAAGTGATTTTTGGAATTATTCTTTTCAATTGCTTCTAATATATTTTTACATTGTCTAGCTTCGGCTTGATATAAACTATCACGTCCTCCAGTATCTGGAATGTTTATATAACAATGAATAAAATCGTATATTTTTACTGAGGCACTATTATAAAATCCACACCCTATTTGTTGAGATAAAATAATATTAAACAATGTTGATTTTAATAAAGTAGTTTTACCAGAAGCATTTGGACCAGTAATAATTATATTTTTATCTAGTGAATATGAATTTTTTACAATTTTAGTTTTATCAGCTTTACTATTTTTAATATTAGTTTCATTAATGTAAATTTCTTTAGTGCAAATTTCTTTAGTGCAAATTTCTTTAGTGCAAATTTCTTTAGTAGAAGTTTCTATAGTATTTAAATTAGCAAAATAAGCATCTTTAAAAGAGGTAGGTTTAGAATTATTATAATTACAATAATTCATAACTTTATTATTTATAAAGTTTTGCAATGTTTCTAAATTTTTCAAATAACCATTAAATCCAAATGAAAAATATAAACTATCTATAATAGTTTCGTTTTTATTTAAGCAATAAAAACATTTCATTAAATGTCCTAATTCTACTAATTTATTAATATTTAAAGTATATGGTGTAATTTTATTCAAATCATCCAAATAAGATGCAAAAATACTTATATTTTTGTTAATAGCATCATTAAAAAATTTATAATTAACTAAATCTTTAGAATATTTCAAGAAATTTTTATATTTATTTAAAGAAGTCACAATATATTGTTTTAAATCATATAAAGTTTCGTGAATATATTTAATATTTGTAAAATATTTAATACAACTAGTAAAATTTAAATACATTTGAAAAATATAAAATCCAAAACTAAAAAGCAAATAAATTTTATTTGTAAAATTAGTTTTACTAAATGAAGTAAATAATTGGCCAATAATGTGATTGGAAAATACATTTTTTAAGTGTTCAAAATATAGTCCAAATGTTATTTTATGTCCTTGTAGTTTTATTATGAAAAAAGGGAGTAAAAGAAATAATATTGGAATAAGCAAAGAAAAAACAGGTGATGAGAGATTATAGATACTTAAAAATTGTAAACATAAACTATTGTTATTAAAATTACTTAATAATGGTATGTCAATATATTGATAATTATTTATAAATCCGTTATCAAATATAACATCTTCACATTTATTATATAGTACATCATCTTGAACAATGGTTTTATTTTCGCCAAATTCTACTTTTTTTAAAGTATTATAATTCTTTAATAATAATTGCGTTTCTAATAAAAAATCAACATTATTTGTATAATATTTAGACCATTTATTAATAATAATTTTTTCAAATATATTCTTAGGATCAAAAACATGATAATATAAATTATATGATTCATTAGTGTTGTCACCTATATTTGATACATCACTTAAAGGTGATTTGGTTTTTACTAATTCTAAATCATTAATAATATTGTTGTTTAAAAGTAGAACACTTGAACTCTCCAAATATTCAATGGGCAACTTGAAAGAATCTACATATTTTTCCTTAGTATTAAAATTAGAGTCTTCATAAAAATTCATTAGTGTGTTAATAAAATTCATGTTATTAATAATAATAACAATTACTTTATAAATATTAATATAACGAAAATAATTAAAAAAATATTATTATAATTTATTAATTATAATATTATATGTTAATTTATGATACACAATTTATTAATAATTATTATAAAACTTTGGAACATGAAAAATTAGAACATTGTGTTCAAAGTTTATTAGATACATTATTAATAACAATTAACAATGATTTATCATTAAATAATTATGAGCAAGAATCTGATAATAAATTAAAGAAAAAATCAAAGTATAAAAAATATGATAGTTATAATGGGTCAAAAGATTTCAATTTATTAAATAAATATAATAAATTAATACAGCCAACTATTACCCCTGTTAGAAAAGTTCCAATTGATAAAACTAAAATAAATATTGCTAAAAGTAATATAAAAGCATTATTAAATAAATTATCACCATCCAATTATAATAAATTAGAAAAAGAATTTTTAGTTATTTATAATGAATTGCTAGAGTCAAGCATTGATGAAAGCATAGACGAATTATATTCTATGGATAATTATATAATTGATTATATTTGTTATAATAATTTGTCTTATAGTTCAATATATGTTAATATTTTTTTTTCATTACTTGCTATTTATAATACTAAAAATTATAAATTAGAAAACATATTTTTATATAATTTATTAAAAGAAAAATATGAAGAATTTTATAATTTTGAAAAAACTATTAAATGTACAAATAATAAAGACGAGGATGAGTTTTCATTAAATAAAAATAATGATAAATACAAATGCTTTGTAGTTTTTATAATAAATATTTATAAAAAATTATTTGTTTATGAATTAGAAAATGTAGAAACAAATGATTATTTGTTTAAATTATTTATTAATACACATATTATTGAAGAATTTGTTTTGCTGTTGACTGAATTTTTCATAACTAATTTACAAATTGAAAACAATAGTGCTTATTGTGAAAATATATTAGAGTTCTTAATAACAATATATAACGAATTATTTAAAGAAATAAGAATTATCAAAAAAATAGATTCTAATTTAAAACTTTATGAAACTATTAATTTACTATTGGTTAATAAAAGTAACTATATTTGTTATACAAATAAAATAAAATTCAAATTAATGGATATTCAAGATAAATATAAAAAATATATTTTGGTTTAATTTTAACAACAAATACAATAAATACAATAAATACAACAAATACAATAAATACAATAAATACAATAAATACAACAAATACAATAAATATAATTAATATAATAGTTTAAAAATACATTTATAAAAATAAATAATAATATATAAATGATTACATCTAATATTGATAGCAAAGTAGAATATGCTATTATAAATAATATAGATAAATCTGATTTAAATCACGAAGCATTTGTATATAATGCAAAAATATATAATAAACATATAAAATTCGTGTTAGGAACACCTAGATTTGATTTTTTAAGCAATAATATTATATATTTTAATATTTATTTAGCAAATAATGGTTCAGTTGTATCAAAAATAGGTATATATGAAACTAATAATAGTGACTATACTTCATTATTAGATGCTAATGGGGATGTTGATTTAAATAAAATGTCTGAACCAATCATATTTTCTTTTGCCAAACCATTAATTATGAATAATTATGAGTTAATTGATAAATTTGAAACTATGTCTAATACAAGTGATTTTAATAGTACTGATGATGGTGATGATGGTTCCAATATTAGTGATGTTCAAAGCATTAGTGGAGATGACAATGACGACGATGACGATGATGAAAAACCACAAAAACTTTCAACTACAAGCTATGATTTAATGGAACTAAACAGTCAAACAAAAGAGGAAAGTGATTATGAAATGAGTAAATATGAAGAAGATCCATCACAAAAATGGATTAATAATTATTTAAGAAGCAATAAATATGAAATAGTAGATAATGAAGGGGGTGGAGATTGTTTTTTTGCTGTTTTACGAGATGCGTTAAGAAGTGTGAAAATAGATACAACGGTCAAATCAATTCGTGAAAAATTAGCAAATGAAGTTGATGAAGAAATATTAGCAACTTATAAAGAGTTTTTTGGATTATTTTATAATAACATGAAAACATCAGAAACCAAATTAAAAGAACATAAAAAAAAACATTATACATTAAAAAAGATGATAACAGCAAGTAGTGATGGTCCCGATAAAATTAAAATGATTAGTGATGCTAAATCTAATTTTGATAGTATGTCTTCAATTAGTGATCAAAACAAAGAATTAGAAGAATTAACAAGAGAATTTGAATTTATGAAAGATGTAGAAACAATAGACGATTTAAAAAAAGTAATAATGGAAGTAGGCGGCAAATATTGGGCAGATAATTGGGCACTAGTAACATTGGAGCGATTGTATAAAGTGAAATTTATTGTGCTATCACAAGACCATTTTTTAAGTGGCGAAAAAGAACTAGTGCTACAATGTTCTGAAGCTGATAAAAAATTACAAGTCCAAGGTATTTTTGAACCATCTTATTACATAATGACCGATTATATTAAAGGTGTTCATTATAAGTTAATAACTTATGATAAAAATATAAAACGCGGAGCATTAACATTTAACGAATTACCATATAGAATAAAAGAATTGGTTTTAGAAAAATGTATGGAAAAAGGTGCTGGACTATATGTTTTAATACCTGATTTTAAAGCATTTGCTAATACAAATGGGGTTCAAACATCAACTATTAGTAAAACTAGTAAGTATGATTCTTTAGTAAATACTAAAACTCCTAAATCACAAGATTATAGCGATTCAATAATTATTCAAATATATAGTAAATCAAAACACGAAAAAGTAGGTGAAGGTAGTGGAGAATCTATAAAACCAGAATTAAAAACATCGAAAAATGTTTTAGAATTAAATAATAAGAAAAAGTATCCAGAATGGCGTAAAAAATTAGATAATGATTATTTAGTTCCTAATCTAGTAATTGATGGAAATAATTGGGCAAGTGTAAAACATTATATGTTAGGTTCTCGATTTAAAGAATTGGTTGACTTATATAGCAAATTTATGAAAAATGGAGAAGTTGGAACAAATAGTGAAGATGCGTTAAAATTATATAATTCTAATATTGTTAAAAAGTCTGTTAAAAGTGTAATCCTTAATGATGAGGAATTTAAAAAAATAGAGTCGGGTTTATTGGAAAAAGCATTGTATTCAAAATTTACGCAAAATGATGAATTAAGAGAAATCTTATTATTAACAGGTGATGCATTAATTAATGCTTTTAAACAAACTAAAGGGGCAAGTCCGGCACTAGAATTAATGAAAGTTCGTAAATTAATAAGTAAATAAGTATTTTTATAATATTTTTTATAACATATAATATATAATAATTTTTATAATATTATATATTAGCATTTATGTATTAGTCTATATTATTTATTTCATTTTGTGATATGATGCTTTGCATTTGGGATCTTTTAACGCATCTCTAAAATCCATTTTGTTGGCTCTTGAAAAATTTTTGACATGAGTTATCCATTTGCTAACTTTTCCTTTGCGTGTTTTTCCTTTATTCATTTTGCCTTTGCGTCTACGTCTGCCGCCACCTTGTTCTGATTCTTGATTATGATTTCGTGTTAATTGTTCTTCTTCATTAGTATTTTTAATAGTATTTTTATTAGTATCATCAGTATTTTTATTAGTATCATCAGTATCATCAGTATTATTGCCGCCTCTGTACATTTTTTTCATATATCTTTTGGATTTTCTTTGCGATCTTTTTCTGGAATTTCTTTTTCCGCGTGTTCTACGTGTTTTACGTTTACCACCTAGTGAAGAATATGGTAAACCGGAGCCAGATTCAAAGGTTCAACACCTCCGTGATCTTCTTGTGGTAAAGGCGCACCAGTCATTTTATATATATATATTAAATATTATAATAATTAAAAATGTTATAATATATATTTACTTCTAAATAAAAAAATTTATTTACGCATTTTAAATAAAAAAATTTATTTAATAAGTTTATAAGTTTTATGTGAATTATTCTTATTTTTGCGTGTATTATTTTTATAAGTTGTATGAGCACATTTTGTATATAATAAATATTCTTGAAGTAATGAATGTTTAATTTTTTTTACTTTTTCTTTAAGTTCTTTTATTTTCATAGCTGAGTCAAACTTAGTGTCTTTAGAATTATTCAATTCTTCTTCTAAATCTTTTATATTATTTAATAAAATTTTTAACTCATTATTTAAAGTTTTATATTCTTCTTTAGAATATGACGCTTTTGACTCGCTTAATGATGCTTTTTTTGCTTTATATTCAGTTTTCATATTTTTAATTTTAATTTTTAAAGAAGCAATTTGCTCCTCTACATCATTAGCAATATTATCAAATTTTTTATTTAAATAAACCGCATCTCTCAATTCTTCTGTTTCAATATGTGTCATTAATATTGGAACATTAATCATAATAGGTTGTGCAAATTGTGTTGGGTCTTTTTCTCTATTTAAATAACTAATAAGTCCAGTTAATTTATTTGCCAAAAGTTTAACTCCATTAGTACTTAATATATTTTCAGATGTCATAAATTGTTTTTTAAATTCTTCTTTATTTGTAGTTATTTTATCAGACTCATGCTCTATAAAAAGATTAATTAGCGAAAATAATTCTAGAGGACTATTAGTAAATGGAGTTGCGGTCATAATTAATAATTTACACGAATCATAACCAGATACTTTATAACTATTGCTTATTAAGTGTTCCATAATTTCCATATTTGGACGCTCTGATGCTTTTAAATCTCCGCCATATAATTTATGTGCTTCATCAATAATTATAAGTGTTTTTTTTAATATGTCTGTTGACCCATTTCTCTCAAGTAATATATCATAAATTTTGTTTTTTCCGGCCAATAAATTGCTAAATTGTTTATATGACATAGGTTCTAACCAACTTTTTGATAGTAATTTTTTGCGTTCATTAATATTTTCCGGAATGATTAATCCTTTTTCAATTTCATCTAATATAATGGTGTGGCATATTTGGTCAAATATATTTTTCCAAACATCGCTCTTTAAAGTGGTGCGTGTAACCCATAATATTGAATAACCTTGTCTCTCAAAACTTGTTGTTGCTGTTGCTACACCAGTACAAGTTTTACCTGTTCCCACCGAGTGCCATAGCAAAAGTCCTTTGTAGGGTGAATCGGGAGTAAAGTAATGTGTTATAAATTTTTGTGTAGGATTTAATTCAATCTTATTTGTAGCATTAGTATTAGCATTAGGATTTGGTAAGCATTTATTTTCTATAACCATCTTTTCCCATACAAATTCTTTAACATAATAAGTTTTTTTTATATAATCTCTCATTTTAGTAAAATTTAATTTGGAAAATTTATGTTTTATAGAAGATTTATTAGAGTTTATAGACTTAGTAATTAATTTATAAGATTGATTATGTTTTTTGCCTTCATATAATACTAATGGATATATTTTATTGTCATCATCGGCATCATCATTTATTTTTAATTCTAAAGCATTTAATTCATTTTTCATTGCTTGTAAATTTTTAGTATTTTCAATAATATCTGGAATTTTAGTATATCGTTTTGCCCATTCAAAATTTAGTTGAGAGCAATATTTATTGTCCAAATTTTTCATATAATCACATAAAAATTGACGCTTATTTGATTTATTAGTAGTCAATAATTTGCTAGGATGTTTATATTTTTTATATACATATATCATAAAGTCAGCACTTATAGGTATATCATTTGTATTTTTTTTACCGCATTTTCCGTGACATTTAATATAATCTATTTTGAAAAATTTAGATTTAGAATTTGGATTTTTATATTTATTAGCACCACCCATTAAATAATAATCACTATTCATAAACTCATTATTTAAGTCACTAACATTATGCATATTTTGTGTTAATTCATAATCAACTGCCAACATAGGTGCTAAATTATATAGTTGTTCTGATAATGAATTCATTGCTTTATCATATGTACTATAACTTAACGTAGCATCGTTATATTTTTCCATATTTTTGAATAACACTACTTCTTCATCACTTGGTTCATCCTCATCATTTAGTAATGCTTTGTTAGTATATAGTGAACTACTTACAATTTCAGGCACTGTTAAATAATAATTATATACATATAAAGGCCACCCAATATTTTCTTGAAATGGCAATCCTTTTTGACCACATGTTCTTGTGGCGCGCCCTATTGTTTGCTTCAAGTCAGCAATAGTTAATGAAGGTTCAAAAATATGAACATATTTTACATCAAACAAATCAATCCCTTCTTTAAAACCGCTATCAAAAATTATTAATCTTACATTTTTTCCATTTATGTTTGCTGGACGTTCATTAAAGGTTTTTAAGACTTCTTTTTTAATTTTTTCATTGAAAGTAGTATCATAAATAGTATTTGAACACAATAAAGCAAAATTTTTATAATTAGAGTTTTGAACATCTAAATATAAATTTAATTTTTGTTTTTTCCCCTTTTTTGCTTTGATTATATTATTGTAACCATTTGCTTGAAAAGCGGATGCTATTATTTTTGCCCCATAACCACCTTCTTTTACATCTGAAAATATAAAATGTTTAAATTTATGACCATGATTTACTTCATCTTGAGCATCTAGTTCTTTAATATTATTTAATAATTGCATCATTTTAGGCGAAGCCTCCACTAAATCTAAATTTAATTTATTTGGATCATATAGTGATTTATCAAATTTATGATAACCAACTATTTTACTAAAATTAGCTGTTTTTCGCATACAACTAAATATTCTAGCTCTTGTGGCTCTGAATGTGCTTTTATATTTTGAATTTTTATTTTTTTGATGTGTTTGATTATTTGTTTGTTTCTTTGTTTGACTTGCCGAATTACAAAATTCATTACTTTGATAGCATTCTAATATTTTATTAAAATCATCACTATTAATAGTACCTCCTTTATCTGGATGATTTATTTTTAACCATTTTCTAGTTATAGATTTATCATTTAATTTATATTTACACATTAATTTTTTACAAGACATTTATACTTATTATATACTATAAATATTATATACTATAAATATTAATAATATTAATATTTTAATAGTTATAATAATAATACTTAATAGAATAAAAAAAGAATTAATAAAAAAAGAATTAATAAAAAAGAATTGATAAAAAAGAATTGATAAAAAAAAATAATTTAATAACTAATTAACTTATTAAGTTATTTAATGACTTATACTTTATTAATAGTAGAATCTCCAGCAAAATGTGGAAAAATAGAAAAATTCTTGGGAACTAATTATAAAGTTATTGGTTCCTATGGACACATAACTCATCTCTCAAATTTAAATCAAATAGATTTTAAAAATAATTATAAACCAACATTTAATATTATTGATACTAAACAATCTCAAATTAGTAAAATGCGTAAAGTCATTAATGGTGCCAAAGAAGTGATTTTAGCAACAGATGATGACCGAGAAGGCGAAGCAATTGCGTGGCATATTGCCGAAGTATTTAACTTAAATATAGCAAATACTAAACGCATAGTTTTTCATGAAATTACTGAACGGGCAATTAAAAATGCTATTGCTAATCCAAGAACAATAAATTTAGATTTAGTTTATGCTCAACAAGGTCGCCAAATTTTAGATTTAATTGTGGGTTTTACTATAACTCCCTTATTATGGAAACATATTGTTTCAAATACTAAAAATGCTTTAAGTGCTGGGCGTTGTCAAACACCTGCACTACGACTAGTATATGATAATTATAAAGAAATTAAAGAATCGCCTGGAAAATTAAGTTTTAATACTATTGGTTATTTTACTAGTCAAAATATTCAGTTTACATTAAATATAAATCATGAAACACATGAATCAATGAAAGATTTTTTGGAGCAAAGTAAAATTTACAAACATATGCTAACTAAGGCAAAAGAACGTGAAACTATTAAAAATCCACCGCAACCCTTCACTACATCTGGACTTCAACAAGCTGCCAACAATAATATACATATTTCTCCAAAAGAAACAATGGAATTAGCACAAAAATTATATGAAAGTGGATATATTACATATATGAGAACAGATTGTAAAGTATATAGTCAAGAATTTATTGAAGAAAGTAAAATTTATATAATTGAAAAATATAGACACGAATACATTAATCCAGAAATAAATAAATTAATTCAAAGTAAGGATGCTACTAAGGATGCTACTAATGATGCTACTAATGTAAAAACTAGTCCAAATAATAACAACGCACAAGAAGCACACGAAGCAATACGTCCCACATGTATTAATATTGAAAATTTAGACAATGAAGAAGCATTTAGTGCAAAACATAAAAAATTATACAAATTAATATGGTCAAATAGTTTAGAAAGCATGATGGCTCCGGCAGTATACAAAGTATTAGTTGTAAATATTAGTGCACCTCAAGAGGCATTATACAAATATAGTGCCGAAGAAAATATATTTCTTGGTTGGAAAGCAGTGCTTGGACTAGAAGAAGAAAAATATTATGACTATTTAAAAAATATAAAAGAAGATGTAATAATTTATAAAAAAATTACTTGTAAACAAACACTTAAAGAATTAAAATCACATTATAGTGAAGCGCGTTTGGTTCAATTATTAGAGCAAAAAGGTATTGGTCGTCCATCTACATTTTCATCATTGCTAGAAAAAATTCAAGAACGAAATTATGTAGTTAAGCAAAATGTAGAAGGAAAAAAATTAGAAGTTATAGATTATGTAATGTCAGAAAATAACATTGTTACAGAAAAAGGAACAAAGGAGTTTGGAAATGAAAAAAATAAATTAGTAATAACACAAATGGGAATATTTGTAATTGAATTTTTGATTAAAAATTTTAATACTTTATTTGACTATACTTATACAAAAACTATGGAAGATGAATTAGATAATATAGCACATGGAAAAAAGAAATATTATGAATTATGTGATGAATGTAATAGTTTTATTACTAAGTTAATAAATTCCCAAAATTTAATCATTAAAAGTGATTGTACTTTAGAAAATGGAGAGAAATTAGAGAAATTAAATATAAAAATAGATGCCAAGCATACATATTTAATAGGAAAAAATGGACCAACTATTAAATTTATAAAAGAAGACGGAAGTCTCGGATTTTATGGAGTTAAAAAAGATATAAATATTGAAAAACTTAAAGAAGGTGGTTACAAATTGGAAGAACTAATTGAAACAAAAGAAGAAACTACTAAGTTATTGGGAGTTTATAATGAGGAAAATGTATATTTAAAAAATGGAAAATTTGGTTATTATTTGGAATGTGGACAATTACGCAAATCTCTCAAAACAATTAAAATAAATGTTCCTTTTAAAGAAATAAAAATAGATGATGCGCTAACAATATTAAAAGATTGTGATTCAGAAACTAATGGACTAGTTCGTAAAATATCAAATGATCTAGCAATTAGAAAAGGTAAATTTGGAGATTATTTATTTTATAAAACACCAACTATGAAAAAACCACAATTTCTAAAATTAAACGAATTTAATGATGATTATAAAAATTGCTCTTTAGAATTTTTAAAATCATGGATTAAAGAAAAATATGACTTATAACATATGGATTAAATAATGCGGATTATAAGTTATGGATTTATTCTAAATCTATAGATTGATTTATAACTGAAAAAATTATTATAATGGCAACTAAAAATATTACAAATAGTATTTTATTTTTTTTGTATAAATAGAAAAAATTTTGTCTCATTTATAAAATACATATATTTTAATTTATAGTTATATATAATATATATTTAAATAATATATATTTAAATAATATATAGTTAAATGACTAATGTTGCTGGGGGCGGTAGATTATGTAATCAAATTATACGTAACTTAGCAGTTTGTTTATTAGCAAAAAAATATGATCTAAATGTTGATTATACAAATAAAGATTTAATTAACAAATTAGGAATAGAATTATTTAGTGGAAGTAGAATACATAAAAAAACTATTCAATTAACAGATAACAATTATTTTACTATTTATAATAGTAATAACTTAAATTGTAATTTAGACCCAAATAACGATTTTTTTCAAACAAGAGAAATAACAAATTTTTTGTATAATTACTTACATACAGATAAAATAATGTCAAATATTATCATAACAAATCAATTTAAAGAGAGATATAATACTAATAATGATTTATATATTCATGTTAGATTAACTGATGCTGAACAATGGAATCCCGGAATTACATATTATATAAACGCAATAAATAATGTAAATTTTGACAATATATATATATCAAGTGATGATATAAATCACAAAATAATAATAAAACTAAAAGAATTATATCCATCTTTGCAATTAATTAAGTTAGATGAAATATCTACAATACAATTTGCTAGCACATGTAAACATATTATACTATCTCATGGATCATTTTCAGCAGTAATTGGTTATTTATCATTTTTTTCTAATATATATTATCCTGAATACGAATTAGGAAAAATTTGGTATGGAGATATGTTTTCTATTGATTCTGATAATTGGAAAAAATTAAGTGTGAAATAGTTTAGTATTGTAATTATATTAACTACTATAATTACTAGACATTATAAAATAAAATAAAATAAAATAAAATAAAATAAAATAAAATAAAATAAAATAAAATAAAATAAAATAAAATAAAATAAAATAAAATAAAATAAAATAAAATAAAATAAAATAAAATAAAATA